ACAATGCCAAGAAATATTTCTTAACCCATTGTTTTCCAACTGCATTTAATTTATAATAAACCACATTTTGATATGGAACATTACTATAATCACTGACCACATCATAATTACTTCCACTACTAAATGTATTTGCACCATTTAATTTATCTTTTTCAACAACATATTCAACATAAATTGTATGATCGTGAGTAGGAATAGGAAATATCTTTAATTTATTATTGACAATTTCAAAGCTATATGCACTCTTACGAACCATATCATTAAATTCAATTGCTTGACCTCTTAATAAATCTTCAAATATTGGTGTCATCAAAAATTGTGTAGCAGGACTATATCCAGCAAAACCCATTTCATTCAATACATTGCTATAACTCATACCAGTCATACTAAATGGATCATATATACGAGCAAATGCTGGTGGAGGACCATGAAATACTCTTCTAATTTCAACTCTACTACCTGTTTCAAGAGTTGTACCAATTATTGTTTGTAAATCATATGTTTGTACACTGGATGTTAATTGAACTGCAGCCTTTTTTATATCAACATAACCACCTACACCAACTTCACTACCATATCCTTTAGCTAATTGTATTATATATGGTAATCCTGTTCCGGTAACATTTTTTCCTGTAATATTAGGATTATTTGCAGTGTTTAATCCTTGTAAATTCAATAAATTATTTCTGATATTAAATTGATTTACTTGAGCACCATATTCATTAACAGCTTCTTCAAATGCTGCATAAAAATTTACATCAATTAGTTCAATGTCAATGATTGGATATCCCATTCTTTTTGCAGCCCACTCTGCGCTTTTCTCACAGTCATATTCAAAAAATCCAACACTTGCTGTTAAACTAACAGGAGTAGGTTCTGTCAAATAAAATCCAAATGGTATGCTTCCAGTAGTTACTGCACTACCGCTACCTGGCCATCTTACTCTATCTTGATCTAAATTAGCACTCATTGTTTATAAATATATTATAATTTAGTTATTCTAACTTTTAAATCACCATTTCCTTTAATAATTCTATGCCAAACTTCTTTTGGTATAAAAAGTTTACCAGACATAGTTTTTGGTAATTCATTATCCATTTGTAATTGCCAATCTGTTGCACCAATTATTTCTACAATTCTATCTTCTCTGTCTCTGTGCCATTCCAAATCATCTATATCTACATTTTCTTCAAATTCTCTTAGATATAAATTATCTTGTAAATGTGTTTCTTTAAATGGAAATTCCATATCACCAATATTTGCCCTTACTCTTGGTACCTAAAGATTTAATTCTATGACTTCTGCAACTCCAATATCCGGCTGTAGTTCTATCTTTCTTTTGACTACATCTATGTCTAGCTCTAAAACTTTTTCTACGAGCTTTACTACTAGCTCTAATTCTCATTTTAGGATCACCAAATGTAACTTTCTTGATGTTACCATTCTTACCTCTTACATATACAGCAAATTTCTTTGGTCCTCCTGGAGTTCTAAATGGTCTACTAAGATGTACAGTTCTACCTCTGTGTTTTACCTCATTTAGATATTCATCTTCTTCCAATTCAATTGGCGCATCTAAATAAACTTCTATACCTTCATATATTGCTTTAATTCCTAAATCACTTTCTATAATATCTACATCATCATCATTTAATTCAATTGCGTCATCATTGTATAAACCACGAACTTCATTTACTATTTTAAAATATCCTTCACTATAAATTCTAAATATATTTTCTTCTAATGTAAGTTTTCTATATAAATGATATTTTAATTGTTCGCTTATTTGAACATCTTTAACCAACTTCATTGGTTCATTTTTTTCTAAAATTTCATCCACTATATCAGTTAAATTTATCATATAATATAAATAGAATTACAAAATAAAAAACCCCGGCATTTCTGCCGGGGTCATTGTTTAATCTATCTTAGTATTGATTAGATTTGATCTAGGTCAGATACATAGATCTTACCGTAAAATTCGGGACGTACTACTTTCTTAGCATAACGAGTCAATACGCCACGACGTGGTGTGAAGTTGACTGGATCGTATACCAATGGAGTTTGTACTAGTGGGATGTATGGAGAATATACAGCACCGGTTTCTAGGAAGTTATTTCCACGGAAGCCCATCAAGATGGTGTTTTCTTGCATATATGGGTTCTTGTAGACTTGGAAGCGACTTGCGAAGCTACCAACACGACTTACACCCATTGCGAACTTAGCAGAATCACCGTCTGTGTTAACAACATATCCTGGGATTGATTCCAAGATGGTTGCTACATCTGGACCTACTACTAGGAAGTTTGCACCACCACGTAGAGTCAATTGATGAATCTTGTTAGATACCTTTTGGATCTTGTTACCAAGAGTTTGGAACCAAGTGCTCTTTACGTAAGCAGTACGATTGGTTGAATCGTTGTTTACGGTGAATGTTGGTAGTCCGTTAGCATCATTTGCACCCTTGATGATGTCTTTACCGATTACTGCAGACCATGCTTCGGTTGTCAATGCAGGAGCTGCATTAATCAACATGTCCATAATTTCAAGATCAATTTCCATTGATACATATTCACTCAAGAGAGCAGTCAATTCTGCTTCTGCATCAATGCTATGATAAGCATTCAAGTCTTGAGCCAATTCTGGGGTCCAGACTGCCTTTAACTTACGGGTCTTAGCAACGATAGGTTCGCTCTTAAGTTCCAAGTTAACTTCTGGAATGTTGATATCAGTACCTTGGTTGATACCAGATGAACCACCAGCAGATCCCTTGAATGGATTTGTATCTTCGAAGTCACCACGGGTACTGTCAGTAGGTTGTACTGTATATGTCAATGTAGCATTACCTGGAGTTGGTGCTTGTGAACCAGTTACAATGAATTGAATTCTGTAATATGGAGATGCCAATGAACCAGTGTTATATACCTTGGTTAATTCATTGATTTGTAGGGTTGGATCAATTGATGAACCGCTCAAAGCAAAGCTTCTTACTGCATTCAAATCAATTCTGTTGCCGGTATTGTCGCCGACGTTTACAGTAAGTTTTCTGTATGAACCTGTAGCAACATATAATGAATTCAAGTCAACATCACTGAAGCTTACTGAACCTGTAGTAAATGACAATACTGAAGAAGTGAAGTTTTCAGTATATGCATAACGACCTACACCGTATAGACCGTTTACAGCCGCATCGGTAGAACCAAGCTTAGTGCTGTTACCACCGAACAAGGATTGTCCGTTGTAACCGTTTTGGCCTGGAAGACCACCACGGGTAGTACCATACTTGAAGTCTAGATAGAAGATTAGACCGGATGGTAGGTTCATTGGTTGAACTGAAACGAATTCCTTAGCGGAAATTTCAGCGAATACACGACGAACCAATGGAAGAGCTACGCCAGCCCATTGTTCACTGTTTTGGGAAGTACCTGTAGAGGTAGCTTCGTTCAACAATTGTTGTGCTTGGTTTTCAAGCAAGATGGACATGTGTGCCTTATCGACACCTTCTAGTCCTTCAAGAAGACCAGTCTTGTCCCATTTGCTTTGCAATCCACGGGTTTCAGTCATCAACTTAGCCTGTGGATTCATATTGTTTGTCAATAATGATTTAATATCACTCATAATTTGAATTTATTTTATAGTTAGTTTTTACTCACCTTAATTTAACTTTTTACTTCTTAATTCCGGCGAGCTTTTGGAATCTTGAAGCCATCACGTTGCTGTTTTCTACAATTAGATCCTTTTTAGGAGCTGTTGATGCAACTGGTTTACTTGCCAAACCTTCGGTGATTGTTTTTGCAGTTGTATTAGTTTTCTTGACAACTGATCCACCTAAACTATATGATTCGGACAAAATAGTATAACTCAACTTGACTTCACGGATGGACTTAGCCAAGTCGAATGTTTCCACAACCTTAAGTTTTTGCTTTTGGTCGAGGTTAAATTGATTAAATAGTTTATTTGTATATAGCAACTTTGCATTCAACAAATTAACTTCGTTAAGTTGATCACGGAGATATTGAACAGTAGACATAGCTTCGTTCAATTCAGCTTGAAGAGATTCGTCAACCTTTTCATCTTCAATCTTTTCATCTACCTTTTCTTCTTTTTCGTCGTCTTCTTCCTTTTCTTCATTGACGATAGATTCTTCCATTTCTTCTTCTTCGGTTTCTTCTTCGTTCAATGAATCAAGAAGTTCTTGTAGATCAACTACTTCTTCTCCTTCAGCTTCTTCGGCTACTGGAGCAGGTGCTGGTGCAACTGGAGCTGCCATTGGATCAACTGGAACAGGTGCTGGTGCAACTGGAGCTGCCATTGGATCAACTGGTGCAACTGGAGCTGGTGCTGCTGCGGCTGGATCAACTGGAGCAGGTGCTGGTGCAACTGGAACATTTGGGTCAACTTGACCTGCTTC